GCTCTGCTGGTCCTGCCCCCGGCGCAGCGCCTGCCCGGCCCCGGCAACCGCGCCGGAAAGATCATAGTCGAAGCGTTCCGCGATCACCTGGTCGAACTGGCCGCGCTGCCGATCGTTCTTCAGCCCGCTCCTGATCCAGTCGCGCAGCCCGCCATAGTCCCGCGTCATGTTCTCCAGCATGCCCTGCGGGTCGGCCCCGACCTTGCCGAGCGCGCCCGCCCGGATGCCACGCGCGCCTTCGGCATAGGCGTTCCACGCCTTTTTGACCTCGAACTCGTCGTTGCGGGCTTGCCGCTCCTGCATCTCGCCCGCGATCCGCGCGCCTGTGCCGCCAAGCTGCTGCATCCCGGCGCCAAGCGCCTGGAGGCCCGTCCCGGAATAGTCGCCGGGCTGGAGCTTCGCGTTCGTCACGTCGGCGATGCCGACGCGGTTCTGTTCTCTCGGGACCGTCGGCATCTCAGAGAACCGATCGCAGGATCGGGAACAGGGCAGTCATGGGCACCTCCTCGGTTTGGAGAAGGGCTTAGGCAGTGGACGCCATATCTTGAATCAACCGGCGCCGGACGGAGATAGATCCGGAATCCGATCTACCATCTCGTTTATCTGTGCGCCTTGAATGCTGTGACATAATAGATTGACGAATCGGAAGCGTAACGTTCGGACGGTAGGTGTCCGTTCCTCGCTTCGGGAACGCTGCGCGCAGAGGAATGACCGGATGCGACAAACGACTTTGTCCGTGGCTCTGGAGGTCAAGCCGGAAAGCCAGGACAAGCTTTCCGCCCTGATCGACCGATTGCACGACAACGGCTCCGCCGCGAGCGCGGGTGGTCCCGGCGACTATGCCTGGTTCATGCAAGGCGTGCCGTCGGTGCATTTCCTGTCGATGAGCATGTTCCCCGGCGCTGATTACGATCCGCTGTTCGTGCTCGAGGCGAATTTCGACGGGGCGCCCGGCATCTTCTGGGGACAACTCGAGGCAGCGATCGGCGTCGACCTGCGCAACATGCTGCGGTGCTGCAAACGCCCGCTGGATCCGTCCGGGCCGCTCTACGACGCCGTGACGGCGCCGGATTCGCGAGCGCCGGTCGCACCCTATATGGAAGCGCGCTCGCTTGAGCCGAGCGTCTACCATCACGGCAATCGCGGCATGACGCGCGACCGTATCCTGGCCGAGGGCGACCTGTTCCGCGCGACCCGGACCGAGATTGCGACCGCCAATGGCGCGGGGCCTAGTCCGTATCGTGGCGCGGTGACCCCGGCCGACATCCACCACCATCTCCGTGCCGCGTTGCTGCCCGCCTTTCCCTGGCTTGCCGAGCGAGCGCCGGCTCGTGTCCCGTTCCTCACGCGTTGCGGCGATTATCTCAAAGTGGCCGTCTTTGCCCTGCTCGTCGTCCTCGCACTCGCGCTGCCGGGCCTGATCCTCGCACCGCTCATGCCGGACAACCGCTTCTTCCTGCTGCTCGCTTTCGGCCTGATCTACACGGGCATCCGCCTCTACATGATCCGCGAGCCGCTGCCGGGCACTGACACGGCGGGGAAGTTCAACCTGATCACTGCCCTGTTCAAGCCCCAGACCCTGGTGCTGATCCTGGTAGGGGCGATTCTCTACGCAGTGCTTGCCCCGCTGATCACCATCACCATCTCGATCATGACCGGCCTGCCGCTTGAGCTGGCGCGTCAGCATGCGCCGCGGATCACCCTGTTCGGCCTCCTCAGCGTGCCCTTCTCGGTGCTGCTGATCCTATGCTGGCTCCGCTATCTCGAACGGCGCGATTCCTCGCAGGATACGCCGCCGATCGATGAGGAGATGGTGCGCCAGATGGCGCAGCGCGAGGACTGGATTCCGCAGAACCACATGGGCTCGGTCGTGCTGATCAAGCCGGGTGTGTTGCGCACCATCATCGTTCGCGCCGGCCATCACGGGCTGGGCCTGATGCTGCGCGCGATGCCGAACAGCGGCGTGCGGGGCTATCTCGGCAGCATGCGCACCGTGCATTTCGCGCACTGGGCATTCGTCAACAATGGCAGCAGGCTGATGTTCTTCAGCAATTTCGACCAGAGCTGGGAAAGCTATCTCGATGATTTCATCGAGAAGGCGCATGTCGGCCTCACCCTCGCCTGGGGATGCGGGGTCGGCTTTCCGGCGACGCGTTTCCTGATCCAGGATGGCGCCAGCCATGGTCGCAAGTTCAAGGCCTGGGCGCGTCATTCAATGGTGGTCAGCCGCTTCTGGTACAGTGCCTATAGCGATCTGACCGTCGATCAGGTCGAACGCAACAACCGCATCGCCAATGGCCTGCGCAAACCGTCGCTCACGAACAAGGAGGCGTCCGCGTGGATCAACGACCTGTGAGCGAGACGCCGCGGAAAAAGCCGCCGAGCTGGCAGCTCAAGGCGCCGCATTGCACCCTGACTCAGGGACTTGTCGTCAGCGGTTTCGCGTCGCTTCCGACCGGGCGGGCGCTGTTCCTCGAATTCACCTGGAAGGGGAAGGGCGGGGGCGGCTGGCTCCAGGCAGTGCAGGAGCTTGCGCCGGTCACCGACGCTGACGGGCGGGACGCACGGGCAACCGCGATCTCATTCGCTTATGCCGGGCTGGAAAAAATGGGCCTGCCGAAACCCGCGCTCGACTCCTTTGCCGCGCCGTTCAAGGAAGGGATGTTCCAGGAGGACCGGTTGCGTCGCCTGGGCGATCGCCGCAAGGGCGAATGGCTCGGCACGGTCATCGAAGGCGGGCCGAAATGGAGCTCGAACGCGCGGCAACGTGGTGCCCTGACCAGCGTGGAAGCGGGGCAATCGCGATCCAGCACGTCGACCGGGCATCGCGAGGAACAGATCGTCACGCCGGTGACCGTCCATGCCCTGCTGCTGCTCTACGACAAGGATGAGGACAGTGCCGAGGCCTGGGCCGAACAGGTCGAGGCGGCGCTGAAGCCGCATGATGTGCAGGTCGTCCACCGCCTGCCGCTCGATCTGCGCCCGGATGAGAAGGGCGTGGCGCGCGAGCATTTCGGTTTCGCTGACGGCATCTCGCAGCCGATCCCGTTCGATGACGAGGACGCGATCATCCTCAGTACGGGTGCCCCGGCGGTACGCGATTTCTGGAACGGCGTGCCGCTTGGCGAGATCCTGTTCGGCCACACCAACGGCCATCACGAAAAGGCGCCCGGGCCGATCGTGCCCGACGACGACAAGGCACGGGCCGCCGGCCTGCCGCCGCATCCGCTGGCGGAGGGCTCCCGCGATTTCGGGCTCGACGGCAGCTATATGGTCGTGCGCGAGCTGAAGCAGGATGTCGTCGCCTTCTGGCAATCGATGCGTGCGAACGCCGCACATATCCGCGAGCGCGATCCGGAAGGGTCGGCGCATGTCACCACCACCTGGCTCGCCGAGCGGGTGGTCGGCCGCAACACCAAGGGCGATCTGCTCTGCCCGGCCGGCTACCTGCCGCCCGATGCCTATGAGCAGCCGGAGAATGATTTCGGCTTTTTCGACCGTGACCTGCACGGCATCGGCTGCCCGGCTGGGTCGCACGTCCGCCGGTCCAACCCGCGCGACGGTCTCGCGCCCACGCCGGCGGACAAGCAGACCCTGCTCGACGCGGCGAACAACCACCGCATCCTGCGTCGCGGCCGGAAATATGGCTCGACGATCAGCGTGCCGCCAAAGGAGGACGGGGTCGATCGCGGGTTGCTGTTCATCTGCCTCAACACTGACATCGCCCGCCAGTTCGAGTTCGTGCAGCAGACCTGGCTGCTCAACCCGAACTTCGCGACCTTGTTCGACGAGACCGATCCGCTGATCGGGCCCAAGGGCAAGATGACGATCCGGGAACAGCCGCTGCGGCGGATCGTCGATGTCGAGACCTTTGTCCGCATGGCCGGCGGGGATTATTTCTTCCTGCCGAGCATCCCGGCACTGCGCTATCTGGCGTCGCTATGAGCGTGCTTTCCTCGACGGAGGTGCTGCGGCCCGGCCCCACGGGCCTCAAGCGATTGCTGATGCAAGGCGTGATGGCGGCGATGCCGTTCGCTTTCCGGCTGCTGCGCCGGCTGAAGCCGATCCCCCGCTTCGGCAAGACCTATGTGGTCACCTTGCATGATGACGTGCGGGAGGTGTTCGCGACCGATCCGGCATTCGGCGTCACCTACAAGGAAAAGCTAGACGTTATCATGGGCGGGGAGCCCTTCTTCCTCGGCATGGCCGATACCCCGCAATATCGCGCTGATACCGCGGCGATGCGCAAGGTCGTCAGGCCGGGCGACCTGCCGCTGCTCGCGGCGAAGGTCGAGGCGCAGGCCGAAGCGATCGTCGCTGGCGCAGATGGCCGGATCGAGGTGGTCGATACGCTGGTGCGGCGCGTCACCTTTGACTTCCTTGCCGACTATTTCGGTGTCCCGGCGCCCCCGGGCGGCGATCTGCGTGTCTGGGGCACGCGGTTATTCGAATATCAGTTCGTCGCCAGCGATGCGCCGCTGCTCGCCGAGGTGGCAGAGATCGCACCGGCGCTGCGCGACCATATCCAGCGGCAGATCGAGGCGCGCCGCGCCGCGCCGGGCAAGGTAGATGACGTCCTTGCCCGCTGCCTCAAGCTGCAGAAGGCCGGGGAGCCCGGCTTCAGCGATGCGCAGATCCGCACCGCGTTGATGGGCTTCATCGTCGGCGGTCCACCCCAGCCGCCGATGGTCGTACCCCAGGCGATGGAGCAGTTGCTGCGCCGGCCCGATGCGCTCCGCGGCGCCCAGGCCGCGGCGCGCGCCGGGGATGACGTGCTGCTTGCCGGCTATGTTCGCGAGGCGATGCGCTTCGATCCGCTCGCCCCCGGCTTGCCGCGCATCGTGCTGAAGGACTGGACGGTCGCTCAGGGCACCAGGCATCAGCGCACCATTCCCGCTGGATCGACGGTGCTTGCCGCCTTTGCCTCGGCAATGCGGGACGGGCGCCGCGTGCCCGATCCCGAGCATTTCAATCCGCGCCGGCTGCCGCATGAGTATATCCATTTCGGCTATGACCTGCACCAGTGCTTCGGCATCCACATCAACAACGCCACGCTTCACCTGATGCTGAAGCCGCTGCTGAAGCGCGAGAATCTGCGCCGCGCGTCCGGCGCTGCCGGCAAGCTGCGCAAGAACGGCGCCTTTGCGGAATCGCTGACGGTGGAATTCGACTGAAGCAGCGTGATTATGCGGGCGGGGCTCGCTAACAACGCATATGGCTTCCCTCGAAACGATTGTCGCCGATATCGCGGCCGAGATGGCGGACGCGCCCGATCGCGGCACCGTGGCTGATTATATCCCCGGCCTTGCGGAGGTCCCCGCCGACAAGTTCGGCATCGCGGTGATCGAGGCGGACGGCACCTGCCACATGGCGGGCGATGCGGAAGAGCCCTTCTCGATCCAGAGCATCTCAAAGGTATTCAGCCTGACCCTGGCGCTGGGCTCTATCGGTGACAGGCTGTGGGACAGGGTAGGGCGCGAACCGTCGGGCAGCGCGTTCAACTCGATCGTCCAGCTCGAGACTGAATCCGGCATCCCGCGCAATCCGTTCATCAATGCCGGCGCCATCGTCGTTGCCGACATGATCCTCGGCGCGCACGAACCGGTCGAGGCGATCGGTGAAATCCTGCGCTTCGTCCGGTCGCTCGCTGACGACGACAGCATCTTCATCGACGAACGCATCGCGCGGGCCGAGCAGGCGACGGGTTTCCGCAATATCGCGCTGGCCAATTACATGCGCGCGTTCGGCAATATCCGTAATCCGGTCGAACGGACGCTTGGCGTCTATTTCCATCAGTGCGCGCTGGCGATGAGCTGCCGGCAGCTCGCGCTTGCGGGCAGATATCTCATGGCCGGCGGGGTCAACCCGGCGACTGGCCATTCGATCGTATCGACCCAGCGCGCCCGGCGCATCAATGCGCTGATGATGACCTGCGGCCATTATGATGGATCGGGCGAGTTCGCCTTCCGAGTGGGCCTGCCGGGCAAGTCGGGCGTGGGCGGTGGCATCCTGGCGATCGCGCCTGGCAAGGCGTCGATCGCCGTGTGGTCGCCCGGTCTCAACCCGCGCGGTACATCGCAACTGGGCGCACTGGCGCTGGAGCGGCTGGTGCAGCGTACCGGCTGGTCGGTGTTTGAGCCTTCCGATGTCCAGGCGGGACTGAAGGCCAATGACAGTTAAGTCCTCGGCAGTGGAGACGCGAACGGGTTTTACGCTGGCGGCGCTGATTTCTTGCCAAACGGATTCTTCTTCCCCGCGACTTGCGAGGCACCGCCCAACGCCGTCGAGAGCTCGTCGAAAACACCCTTCATCAGCGCACCGCCTGCCTTGGCGCGGTTCGCCGAGGCCTCCGACCTGTAGTTGAACGCATTGATGTCGAAGCCGCGCGTCCGTTCGTTGCCGCCCTTGTAGATCTGGCCGACATCTTCGGCGCCGATCATCGCGGTATCCTTCTGGATATCGACCGGTGATCCGAAATTGAGGTCGACGCCGTTCGCCGCCATCGCGGCGGTCTGCGCGCCCTTCATCTGTGCCAGCTCGCGATAGCGGCGTTGTGCCTCCAGATTGGTATTCTCGATCGAATCGCGCGCCTGTTCATTCGCCAGCCGGGCATTCTGGTCGGCGATCTGCGCCTGATAGCGATATTGCTGGGCTTGCCCGATGCCGGCCGTCACGGCGCCGATGCTCGACATGGCGGTGGAGGCGATCAGCAAAGCGGTTGTGGGTTCGCACATCAGCGGCGCTCCTGGGAAAAGGGGACGAAGCGGGTTCCGGCGATCATGGTCACCTCCTTTGCGATGGTGAAGCCGATCCGCCGCAGGAAGCGGACCGCGCGGTCGTTGTCCTCCGCTACTAGGTTCTCCAGCACCGGGGTTGAATCGAACATCGCCGAAAGGATGCGCGGGCCCCAGCGCAGCATCGTGCGCGGGTGGCGGTAGATCGCGTCGCTGCCGAGCATCCAGGGCGCCCCCTCGCCGCACAGTGCGTTCGTCACCACCAGGCCGAACATCGCCTCGGGCCGCCCGTCGACCGTGGCGGTAAGGCATAATGAGGAGGATAGCAGGCCAGCCCGCAATGCCTGCCTCGGCGTATGGCCCATCGCCGCGCACTCGGTCACATCGGCCTCGCGCATCCGTGACGCGATCGGGCCGACATGGACTGGCGTGGCGCGGACCAGCGCGACCCGGTTATTCGGAGACGGAGGGGTCGAGATAGATCGCGCTCACGGTCATCGGCAGCGGGTCGTCCGATCGCACCACCATGCGCGCGCCGCCATTGATGTCGGCGCGCAGATAGGTTCCGTACAGGCCCGTCATCAGCTGGGGCGGCTGGCCGGGACGCTCGTTGACGCGGGCGCGGAGTGGCTCGACCGTCGCGTCGGTCGGCCCTGCCTTCACGCCGCGGCTGTTGACCAGCCGGACCACCGCCCTGGCCTGGGTCTGCGGCTTGGCGATCGTCCAGCCGCCCTGACCCTGCCAGGCAAGCGGCAGCGTCTCGATCGTTGCGCTATAGGGCAGGCCGATCGTCACCTTGCTCGCCGGCTCAGGCAGGGTGATGAGTCCATTGCTGACGACCAGCCCCGTCACCACCCCGCCATCGGCAAGGGCCGAGACAGTCCTGCCTTCCAGATGCTGCAGGTTTCGCAGCACGGTTTGTGGCGTATCGAAACGATAGCTGACCGCGCTGTCGAGGAAGCAGCAATCCTCAACCGCATCCCATCTGGCCGTCGCCATGCGCTCGATCAGCAGCTTCCCGTTCCGTCGCACGGTCAGGTAGAGCCGGTCCTCGCCACCTTCGGAGATCACGCAGACGCTCTCGACCAGGCCATCGGTCTCGCAGATCGTCCAGCCCCAGACCTGCTGCTCCTGCTCCCAGGTGAAGCACAGCAGCTTGCCGTCGTCGCGGACCGCCCAGATCAGCGATCGCGGTTCCTGCGCATAGGCCCAGGATGTGATGTTGAAGCCCCGGAACAGATGTGGGGAGAAGATCGTCACATCGTTGGAATTGATGCTGTCGCTCGAGAATTCATAACCAAGCGTCCGCACGCCGTTGCCGACGCTGGTCTGGTAGAAGACGACGCTGTCGATCACCAGCGGAGACAGGCGCGCCGATCCGCGCCCGTTCTGGCGTCGGCTCACGAAGTCGGTCGCTGTCAGATAGCCATTCTGCCCCCCTTCGATCCTGAAGATGGAATCCGAGGTGAGGGCGAGCAGGCTGGTCGTCGAGACGAGCTGATTCACCGCGTTGACCCGCCCCGAGACGAGCGCGAAGCTCAGGCTGTCCGATGCCTTGAGCGGACGCGAGATATCCATGTTCTCGAAGCTGCCCGACCGCGAGCCCCAGATCGCATTGGGATGGCTTGTCGTGCGGCCCCAGAGCAGGCGCTGTTCGAAGAAGGTGATGGTGGAGGGGTAGTTCCGCAGGTCCTTCGCGGTGATCGTGGTGCTTGCCGCCGTTTGCGGTGGTGTGACGGTATAAGTGCCTGTGCCTCCTGTCGCACCGGTAAGCTGTCCGACGACCAGCGTGCCGGCCGTTATGCCGGTGCCGGAAAGCGTTTTGCCTTCAGTGATCTCGCCGCTCGTCACCGCGGTCACGGTCATCACTGGTCCGGCGATGCTTGCCGCCAGGAGGGCCGGAAAGTCATCGAAAGGGTTTGTGGCGATCGGTGGCCCGTCGGAATAGTCCGGGCCGATATTGTCGTCCACGAAGCTCACGCTCGTCGTGGTGCCGATATAGCCGAATTCCTGGGTGTTGTCGGCCTTGTAGACCCGGTAGCGTGACGCACCGGCCACGGCCGCCCACCCTATTCTGTTGTAGTTGCGCTTCAGCGTCAGGTCGTTGCTGGCGAACTGCTCGATGGAGGCCCGGCTCTCCGTGCCGCTGGCATCGTCGATCGATGTCACGACATACCGGGCGGGCTGGTAGAATATCTCGGTGGTGTTCGGGGTGGTCGCGGTGACGCTGACGCCCGCCGGGGCGGTGAGCGTCGGGGTGAAGTCGATCGTCGAGAAGGTCCAGTCAATATGGTTCTTGCGGACAAGCTTGGTCGGCGCGTGGTTGAGGTGTGCCAGGTACATGGTGTCGGCCGACTGCTCGAAGTCGACTTCGGGCAGTTCCTCGCCGTTGAAAGGCGAGCCGACGCGATAGATGCGGGCAACGCTCATGCCAGTTCGCCTCCGTCGTAGATCGGTTCCACAATCTTGTTGTGCGAAAGGATGCCCGCCGAGACATAGCTATGGGCATCGGCGATCGTGATCCGGGCCACCCAGGCTGATCCGTCCGCGGTACCGATGGCATCGGCGCGGACCCAGTCGCCATCGATCCGGAATCGGTGTTCGGCGGTTGCGCGGATCGTGACGTCGCCGATGGTGCAGGCGAACACTGGCTGCCATGCGCTACTGACCGCCTCGACGGGATAGTCGCCCCATTCCATCGTCACGGCGTGTTGCGTCCTGACGAGCATGCCGACCTTGAGGTGGCGTGCATCGATCTGCCGCCCGTTCGCCATCAGGATGGGTGTGTCGTCCGCTACGCAATAGCCGCTTCTTCCGCCGCCTCCGCCGCCAACCACGGGTGGTGGCGGTGGCGGCGCAGTCGGCGGGACGGGCGGTGGCGGTGGCGGTGGCGCCGGCGTCCCCACCCGGGTCGTGCCCCCGATGTCGGCGGTGAACGGGGTGAAGTCGGTGGAATTCACGTCGATCGTGAAGCTGCCGCCTGCCGTATTCCCTCCCGAAACGCTGAGGATCCGTGCCAGCCGGCCGTTGAGTTCGGCCGTTCCCTCGATCCCGGAGAGATAGATGTGATCGCCGACCGCATAGTCGTGATACGCGGTGTGAATCGTGGTGATGGCGCCCAGGGTGATGCTGATGATCGTCAGCTTCTCCTCAAGCAACAGGCCCCCGAGTGCGGCGGGGCGCATGTAACCCTGCCCCATTTCGAGGGCATAGGTCTGGTCGATCGAAAACTGGAACGGCATCAGCCGGACGCCCTGGTCAGCATAGACTTCGGCGACCAGCCGTGTGCCGGGGCGCTTGGTCACGCCGCCATATTTGAGGATGATGATATTGCGCGCGCGTCGCAGGCCGGTCGCATAGGCAGCGACGTCGACACGCGCGATCAGATCCTCGGCAAGCTCGCCCTTGGAGAAATTCGGCTGTCCGGTGCGAAGCGGCATCAGTTCGCTCCGCTCGCGCAACCGGCCCCGGCACTGCGCGCAGCGGCGACTTCATCGGGCGTGGGCGCATCGCGATTGGGCTGACGGTTGATGTCGTCGGCGATGGCGCGTTGGGCAGCCACCTCGGCCTGCTGGAGCAACTGTCCCTTGGTTTCGCGGCTGTCGCGCAGCGGCACGGCCAGCCGGGCGGCGATGGCATAGGCCAGCGCGTCGCAGAACAGGCCGGGCATGTCCGCCTCGCTCACCTCCCGGGTGGTATATTCAAGGATCGCCCCGCGCATCTGGCTGAACAGCACGCTATCCTCGATGATGAAGGGCTGGGCCAGCACGGGCGCGACGGGCCGGTTCGTCGCGCCGCTCGGCCAGCCGCTCGCCGGCGGTACGAGCCGCTGCGCGGTGGCCAGGTCTGCGGGCAGCGCATAGGCATGCGCCCATTCGCTCGCCCGTGGATTGACGCTCAGCTCTGCGAGCGAGGCGATCCGCGTGGCGAAGCTCCAGTCGAAGCGTTCGAGCAGCAGCTTGAGGCAATGCGCATAATAGCGCTTGCACTCAGCCGCCTCGGTGGTCGCTTCGTCGATATCGACGATCGGGGGTGCGCGAAGCTCGCCAAGGGCGAGATTGCAGACAGTGATGCTGATGGCCATGCGGCGGGATTAGGCCAGCGGTGGCAGGGTTTGAATCAAGGCCGGCGCGCAAGGCCCGGCGGTCCGGACAATTGGCCTGTGCCGGGAAAAAGGTGCTGTTCTGGTGCGTTGGCGCCCGACAGGCCAGTTGACGGGCGATGCGGAAAAATGTGGTAGTCCGCGTATCGGAGAAAGTGGAGAGAATGCAGGACCGCGACCTTCTGGAGGGCGAGACGCGCGAAGTCGGCCGCCGCGTGCGCGAGCAGATTGCGCGTCGCCGAATCTCGCGCCAGGCGCTGGCCGATATGGCGAAGATCAGCCTGTCTACCCTGGAAAAGGCACTGTCCGGCGGGCGTCCCTTCACGCTGGCGACGACCATCCGCCTGGAGGAAGCGCTTGGCGTGACGCTCCGTCCGGTGGCGCTACCGCCGGCTGCCGCCTCTAACGACCTCGCGCCCGAAACCATGGGGGCCTATGCCCGTGCCGCGGTACGCTGGATTGAGGGCCGCTATCTGACGCTGCGGCCGAGCTTCGGCAGCCCGGGGGATATTTTCGCCTATGTCACCACGATCCGCTGGATCGACGAGGCGGGGCATCTCGGCTTTGCTGAATCGCAGCGCACTGACGCGCGGTTCGAACAGGCCGGGCACGTTTCGATGCCGAACCTGTCGGGCCATATCTATCTCGTCACCAATGTGGCGGGGCAGCACCGGCTCGCGATTCTCGGCCGCCCGACGATCGAGGGGGCATTGTACGGGGTGATGACCACGCTCCAGGTCGGCACAGGCTCTCAGCTCGTACCGGTCACCTGTCCTATCGCCATGGTGAAGCTTGATGCCCAGGCCGATCCCGTCATCGGCCGCGTCGTCCCGGGCATGGCGGAGCATCGCGACTATCGCGAGCGGCTGGACTACGCGACGCAGGGCGATTTCGTGCGCTTGTACCGATAGGCGTAGACGAACGGGAGGGCGCGCCCGCGGGGCGAGCGATCCAACCAAACCCAACGGGCCGCCCTGAACCGCGTCCTGCTCACGGGATCGGCCGACTACGGCTTGGCGGTATCGAGAATGATGTCTTGCACCGCGATCCTGCCGCCGCGAACCACGAAGACGTCCACGCCCGATACCTGTTGCGGCGTGCCACGGAACTGCATCCAGCGCAGCAGCGCGACGTCGCCGCCCAGCGGCTCGACCACCGTTTCCATCGCGCGGATGCCGCCGATGCTGTCCTTGCCGGTCAGCACGACGAACACTTTCCGCGCATTCGTCTTGCCTGAATAGACACCCGGCGCATTGGCGGGCTGTTGCGTCGGCACCAGGCCGGGCGGGGTGATGACGACGGTGTCCTCGGCATAATCGGCCATCACCGCGTCGACATTGGCGGTCTTCATCGCGGCGACATGATCCTTCACGACCTGTTCCGGGGTCCGCTCCGCAGCGAAGGCGGGCACCGCCGCCAGCAACGTCAGCGTCGCGACCAGCTTCACCAGATTGGACATCATTTCTCTCCCCGCATTTGTGATTTGATCGGGTCAGCGTGTCTCACAGATATGATATAGGATTCAAGGGGTGGCTAACGAACAAATCGTCTGAATTCCGTTCTGCCTGGAGGATGGATGGTTCCATTCGCGGAGTGCCTTTCCCATATCCCGGCCTTCCTCTTCCGGAGATTCCGCCATGTTGAAGCGACGCCTGGGAACGCAAGGTCTTGAGGTTTCCGAACTGGGCCTTGGCTGCATGGGAATGAGCCAGTCCTATGGCAGCTTCGACGACGCGGAATCGATCGCAACGGTTCACCGTGCCATGGAACTGGGTGTCACGCTGTTCGACACGGCCGAGGTCTACGGCCCCTTTATCAACGAGGAACTGCTCGGCCGGGCACTTGCGGGCAAGCGTGACAGGGTGGTGATCGCGACCAAGTTCGGCTTTGATATCCAGCGCAGCAACCGTACCGGAGGGGTCGACAGCCGGCCCGAGCATATCCGCGCCGTGGCGGAGGCC